GTTGAGAAGTAGCACCGCAGCGCGTTTGGAAATAGTGACTTTTGCAACTGAGTTGCGCAACAAGCCCCAAGAATTGAGCACAACATGGCAGGGCGAAAGGCCCCGCGACCGGTAACAAAAACGGCGCTTGCGAACGAGCGCGGCTGCCACAGATCGCAAGTCACCCGCGCAACAGCGCCGGGTGGAATCCTAGCGAAGGCTGTGCTCCCCGGCGGGCGCGTCGACCGTGGGCATCCGGCAGTTGAGAACTGGATGGCGATGGCCGTCATCGGTTCCGACGACGAACCGACGGGCTCCGCAAAACCAGGCGATTCCGAGCCTAGCAAACCGACGGCCCCTGGAAAAACCCAGGGAAATCGTGCGTCGCGCCAGACCGGGCAGCGCGATCTTTCCAGGGATGAGAACGGTTTCTTTCCCGGCCTCTACGGCTACACACACAAGCAAGTTGCCGAGAGATTCAGCACGTTCACTGAAGTCGCTGACATCGTTGACCTGCACTACAAGACCGAGCAGTCGCGCAAACTCTGGCTCTCGAACGAGGTAGCCGAGGGAAAACTAATTGAGCGCGAGAGGGTGCGAACCCACGTGCTGGGCTTCGTGGAGGCGTCTCACAAGCGCATCCTGAGCGACGCACCGAAGACAATTGCAAGCCGACTGCTCGCACTGAGCAAGAGCGGGGCAAGTCTGGAGGAATGCGAGAAGTTCGCCCGGGAAACACTGGGTGCAATCCTCCGCCCGGCGCGCGACTCAGCCACACGAAACCTGCGGCCCACGAAGCCGAAGAAGCAGACGCCGCCACCTGAAGACGACGAGTGAGTTACGCGGAATTTGCGGCGGACCAGGACGAATGGATCGCCGAACAGCTCGACGCTCTGACCGTTGAGCTCCAGCACTTGAGCCCTAGCCAGTGGGCGGAAGAGCGACGCTACTTGCCGCCGTCCGTCACGGCAATGCCGGGCTACTACCGGTTCGAGGCAACGCCGTACCTGCGGGAGATCGTTGACTGCCTGAGCGTCGACAGCCCGATCCGTGAGGTCTCGCTGATGAAAGGCGTCCAGATTGGCGCCACCGTCGGCATCCTCGAGAATGCAATCGGCTACTGCATCGACCACGTCAAGACGGCGCCGGTGATGCTGGTGACGGCAGACGCCGAGCTCGCCCAGCTCCGGCTCGGCTCGTACATCCTCCCGATGCTCCAATCGTCGGAGCTCGAACACCTGATCAAGTCGGCGGACGAAAAGAACAACCGCAAGACTGGCAGGACCGACAAGAAAATCGAGTGGGTTGGCGGCGGCTTCCTGGTCCCGTTCGGGGCGCAGAACGCCAACAAGCTCCGGTCGATTTCGATCCAGTATCTGCTGCGAGACGAGATCGACGGCTGGCCCACGGTGGTCGGCAAAGACGGCGACCCCGTCAAGCTGTCAGCGGACAGAACAGCTGCCTACGAAAGCAGCCGCAAGATTGCAGACCTTTCGACGCCGCTCATCAAGGGCCAGTCGAAGATCGCTGAGCGGTTCCGGCGTGGAGACCAGCGCTATTACATGGTCCGGTGCCTGGCATGCGGATACCCGCAGCGCCTTCGCTGGCGGCACACAGATCCGAACACCGGACAAGTCACGGGCATCGCCTGGGAAACCGAAGGCAGTCGACTCGTTCCGGATTCGGTGCGCTACCTCTGCCAGCAGTGTGCCCATCCGCACACGAACGACGACAAGGTCAAGTTCCTCTCCCCGGACTACGGGGCGCATTGGGAGCCAACGGCGGAGCCGGCAAGCCCGGATATTCGCAGTTACCACCTAAGCGCGCTGTATTCGCCAGTGGGCATGCAGACCTGGAGCGCTTGCGTTCAGCATTGGCTTCAAGCATGGGATGACGAGCACAATCGCCCGCGTGATAACGGGCAGCTCCAAGTCTTCTACAACAACGTTCTCGGTGAACCCTTCGAGATCCGCGGCGAAAAGCTGCGCTTCGAATCGGTGTCACCTCACCGTCGAGCCGCCTACCAGTTCGGCCAAATCCCCAACAAGTTTGCTCAGCAGTTTTGCGGCAGCCACGTGCTGCTTCTGACCTGCACGGTCGACGTCCACAAAGACAATCTCGCCGTCGCTGTGTTCGGCTGGTGTCGCGGGCGGCGGGTGTTCCTTGTCGATTACTGGCGCTTCGAAGGCGATACCCAGCAGCTGGACGACCCGGGCACCTGGGGCCGTCTGCGCACTCTGCTGACGACGCAGGAATACCAGGCCGATGACGGTAAGGTGTATCGCTTGCAGATGTGCTTGGTGGACTCGGGTTACCTGACCGACCAGGTCAACCAGTTCGCGTCAGCGTATGAGGTTGGCGTATTCCCGATCATGGGGCGCCAGATTTCGGCGAAGACCGCGAGGCAACCAGAGTTCTCAGAGTTCGCAACGCCGATGGGCACGCGAGCCTTCAACATCACGGTTGACCTGTACAAGGACCGTTGGTCGGCATCGCTTAAGCGGAGCTGGGACGGACAAAGTCTGCAGCCGCAGGGGCACTTCAACGCTCCGATCGACGTGACCGACGCGCAACTGCGTGAGCTTACTGTCGAGGTCAAACGCGAGAAGATCGAGAAGACCACGGGTAAGCGCATCGGCTTCGAGTGGCACCGCCCATCGGGAGCCAACAACGAGCTGTGGGACTTGCTCTGCTACGCCAACGCTGCGCTCGACATGCTCGGGTACGAGATGTGTCGCACGCAAATGGATATGGAGTGGGTGAACTGGACGGCGTTTTGGGATCGAGCCGAGGCGGAGAACACTTACATCGCTGGGTGAGCTGAAAGGTTTTGCATTGTGTCTTGCGTCATTGACAGAGAATGGCTCGAGGCCCGCGTCGTATCAACCAAGGCGCTGATTGTGGCGTACGAGGATGCGATTCTCGCGCTCTCATCGGGCGCTGTACTCCAGTACTCGCTCGATACGGGGCAAACCCGACAGACTGTCACTAAGCAGCAGATCGGATCGTTGCGCCTGGTTCTAGACTCGCTCGAAAACCGACTAGCGTGGCTGGAGATGCGTCTCTGTGGCGCGTCAACTCGCATCGTTCCGAACTGGTAACCATGGGTCTGTTCAGAAAAAAACCAGACCTGTTCGATGCCTGCTTTGGTCCGCGGCCGAAGCGGCGGCGGTCGCCAGAGCCTGCGTCTGATGCGCCAATCATCCCAGTGTCAGCACTCGGATCTGCGCCAGTGCGCGACGCTTGGCATGACGGTGAGAAGTTCGCTGGCGGATTCGGTGCCACCAACCTTCTTTGGACGGACTACTGGACGCTGCGGGCACGCTCAGCCGACTTGTTCCAGCGCAATCTCTATGCACGCGGCTTGATCCGCCGCATGGTCACCAACGAGATTAACGTCGGCCTTCACCTGGAGGCCACGCCAGAAGAGTCGCTTCTCGGTCTGCAGAGAGGCGCGCTCGACCAGTGGAGCGAGACGGTCGAGAACCGCTTCAGTCTCTGGGCGAACAACCCAAAGCTTTGCGACCACCTGGAGCAGCATACGTTCGGTGAGCTGCAAGCCATCATTCGCTTAGAGTCCCTGGTGGTCGGCGATGTCTTGGTCGTCCAGCGCCAGGACCCAAAAACCAAGCTGCCTCGCATCCAGCTGATCAACGGCGCCAACGTGCAAACGCCACTGAGCGGAGCACTCGGTCGCCTACCGAATGGCAACCGGATCGTCCACGGTGTGGAGCTCGACAGCAACGGGCGCCACGTCGCTTACCACGTTCGCCAGGAGACCAAAGACGGCTTCGGCTTTGAATCCAAGCGGCTCCCCGCCTGGGGCGAGAAGTCTGGACGCAAGCTGGCTTGGCTGGTCTACGGCACTGATAAGCGCATGGACGAGGTGCGTGGGCAACCGCTGCTCTCGCTCGTGATGCAGTCGATCAAAGAGATCGATCGGTATCGCGATGCTGCTTTGCGCAAGGCAGTGATCAACGGTCTGTTCGCTATCGTTGTCACGAAGACCCAGGAGAAACCTGGTTCTCGTCCGTTGACGAGCGCCGGGATTGCTCTGCGTACAGAGCTTGCAACCGACAACGCAGGAGAGTCGCGCCGGTTCAATGTTGCCGACTACGACCCTGGTGTCGTGGTCGACGAACTCCAAGTCGGCGAGGAACCAAAGGGGTTTCGGTCGCACGGAACTGACGAAAAGTTCGGCGAATTCGAACGCGCGATTGTGTCAGCCATCGCTTGGGGCAACGGCATTCCGCCCGAGATTTTGCTGCTGTCGTTCAGCTCGAACTACTCTGCTTCGCAGGCCGCGATCAACGAATACAAGCTGTACCTGAATCCGGTGCGGACCTGGTTCGGGCGGGCTGTCTGCACACCGCTCTATCACGATTGGCTTTTGAGCGAGGCTCTCGACAAGCGCATTGATGCGCCGAGGCTGCTCGAGTCCTGGCGCAACGCCAGGCAGTACGACATCCACGGCGCGTGGACGTCATGCGATTGGGCCGGGAACATCAAGCCGGCGGTCGACCTGTCGAAGTTGGTTCGCGGTTACGCCGAGATGATCGCTGAAGGCTTCATGACGCGCGGGCGCGCAGCTCGCGAACTTACGGGCACGAAGTACTCGAAGAATGTCGAGCAGTTGCTGCTGGAAAACACGCAGCTCGCGGAGGCGAACAAGCCGATCGCTGAGCTCGAAGCCGCGAAGAAAGCACCGGTCGAGGGCGACGCTGGAAGCGGGCGCGGACCAGGTAGACCGCAAAACCGCGGCGATGATGACGAAGACCCGGAAGATGTGAACCGGGAAGACGACGACACCGAAGGAAGGGCGATTTTGCATGTGGCTGCTGGAGCGTAACTTCGAGCGCGAACTGCGCGCGAAACTGAAGGTTGCGGGCACTGCCAGCGCCGAGCAGCTATCACGCTTTTCGGCCCACGTTGACGCCTCTGTTGGTGCGGTTGACAGTCCGCGTGGGCTGAAGGTAGCCGGAGACGTTGCGGAGATTTCGGTCAAGGGAGTGCTCACGAAGTCGATGGACTTCTGGCTCTGGCTGTTCGGGTACGAGCAAACCACCTACGACCAGATCAACGCGGGACTCGCAACTGCGGCAGCAGACCCAAGCGTCAAGCGCATCGTGCTTTACATCGATTCGCCTGGCGGTCAGGTGGATGGGTTGTTCGAGACGTTCGCGGCGCTCGACGCGTTCCCAAAGCCGAAGAGCGTACGTGCCAACCTGGCAGCATCCGCCGCCTATGGCATCGCGTCACTTGGTGGGAAGATCGAAGCCACGAACCCAGCCGCGACATTCGGCAGCGTTGGCGTTGTAGCGACCTACCTAGTCGACGAAGAACTGGTTGAGATCACCAGCACCGAGGCCCCAGACAAGCGCCCGGACCCATCCAGCGAAGAGGGCAAGGCGGTAATTCGAGAGTACCTCGATGCGCTGCACGAGCTGTTCGCGGAAGCCATCGCGCGCGGACGTGGCACCACTACCGCTGACGTGAACGAAAACTTCGGTCGCGGCGCAGTGTTCGTGGCGGCTACCGCAAAGAAACGCGGCATGATCGACAAGGCGCCTCCGTCGCTGCGCGCCGTCCCCAAAGCGGCGCAAGCGGCATACGACCAGATGGTGGCCGAAGGAATGGTTACGCAAGATCGGGCCATCCGATCCGACTCGCAGAATTCGGGTGACGAGCCCGCACAACCCGCCGCGCCTGTAGCGGCCCAATCACAAGGACAGAAGACCATGGATCTTCAGACTCTCAAGGCGCAGCACCCTGACGTTTATGCCGCTGCGTTCACAGAAGGCAAAAACAAGGGATTCGCGGACGGCACCGAAGAGGGGCGCGAAGCCGGCGTCACCGCCGAGCGCAAGCGCGTCACCGCGCATCTCAAGATGGCCGACACCACCGGCGCTAGCGATGTGGCGTTCAAGGCGATTCGTGAGGGCGCCAGCGTTCTCGACGAAGACATTCACGCCGAATACATGTCGGCCGCGATGAACCGTCACGATCAGAACGTGCGCCAGGAAGAGACCGACGCCGCCGGCGATGCAGTCGAGGGTGCTGCCGCATCGGGTGGCGAGAGCAAGGATCTCGGCGACGAGGTTGCGGCTCTCATGGCAGCCAAACGCGGCAAAACGCTGTAATTCGCCAGTCCCGCTGACTCACACCAAGGAACATCAGAAATGGCAAACATCACTACGACGAATGTCGATCTCGGCAGCGTGGCGCTGGAAGGCGCGATCATGCAGGACGAGCTCGTAACATTCGCGGGAACCGACGTGTTCGCGGCGGGCACCATTCTGGCGCGCGACAGCTCCACCGACAAGCTGGTGCTGTTCGTCGTCGGCGGGTCCACCAACGGCAACGGCGTTCCCAAAGCCGTGCTCACCTACGCCATCGAGCGCACAGGCGCTGGCGACGTCAAGGCGCGTGTGCTCATCAAGGGGCACGTGAACCGTAAGCGTCTCATCATCGATGCGGACGGCACCGACGAAAACATTGACGAAGTCGTGCTCGACCAGTTGCGCGACTACGGCATCGTCGCGTCCCACGTGGAACAGCTCGCCGAGCTGGACAATCAGGCCTAAGCGTCATGGAAGTCACTAACAACGACACCGGTGCAATCGAGGTCAAGGGCGGTCGATTCTTCGACGCGAGCTTGTTCTTTCCGTCGGAAGGCACGGTTGCGGCTGGCACTATTCTGGCGCGCCCTACCGAGCTGCCCGAGGTGGATCCCACCGTATCGGTGGCAGCGGACGCTGGCAACACCGGAGACGGTACGGTTACTGCGATCGTGGTCAGCCCGGATGCCATTGTCGGCGACTACGTTCTAACGTGCACCACGGAGGCAGCCAATGGCGGAACGTTCTCGCTCGTCGATCCGAACTCCGACCCTGTCGGTGACCTAGTGCTCGAGGCAGGTGACCCGGGACAGTCTGCGGTGTTCACGCTAGGCGGTCTTCAAATCACCGTCACCGACGGCGCCACTGACTTCGATGAGAACGACTTCATCACGTTGACTGTGGCTCTCGAAGGTACCGGCGACGAGACTACGGCGCACGTCGCGCCGTTCGATCCAGACGGATCCGACGACTTCGAAATCCCCAAGTACGTGCTGACGTACGACGTGACGAGCGCCAGACAGCTGGACGTTGCGGTCACGGCAGACGGTGGCAACACCGGCGACGGGACCGTTGCAGCGACGGTGGCAGACCCGGAAACGGTGAAACTCGGACCATACGTGCTCACCGCTACGGCGGAAGAGGCGGATGGCGGCACGTTCACGCTCACCGATCCAGAGGGCACCGAGGTCAGCGATTCGGTCGTCATGGATGCAGCGGCTGGCGGAGAAACGGTGTTCACCGGTGGCGGCTTGCGCCTGGTTATCACCGACGGTGATGAGGATTTCGACACCGGCGACGAGTTCACCATTCTCGTGACTCAGAGCGTTTCGAAATGGGGCGTCCGCGTTCTGTGCGAGGGCGAGGTCAATCGCGATCGTCTCATCATTCATGCGGACGGCGACAACTCCAACGTGGACGCCGTGGTTCGCGACCAGCTGCGCGACTTCGGGATTGTTCCGACGTCAGTTCAGCAACTCGCCCAACTCGACAACCAGTAACCCCTCAGCGTTCCCGGCAACGGAGACGACGCTGTACTAATCAACCGCCCACACTAGGGCATCACAAATTCCCTGCTCGCGCATGCGCGGCCCGCGGGGGCGCAGAGGTGCGTCCTCTGTCTTCAAGAAAACACGAAGGAAAAGACAATGTCCGACACCAGTACGACCCGAATGATCGAGATGTACATGGAGGAAGCCCAGGCGCCGCTGCATCTTGCCGGGCGTTTCCGGAGCCCTCCGCGCAATTTCCACGACTCGGAAAAGGTGGAAATCGACATCATGCGCGACGACG